CTTGAGTTCGCCGACGACCCAGACAACTGGACTGTTCTCGCACCCTGGACCAACCGACCCCCCGTGTCGCTCGGAGCAAGACGACTGGTGGAGGCGGGGCCAGACGGACTCTACCCCTGGCACTCGGGCAAGGCTCTAGCCAGGCGCCGAGCCACCAGCTCGGCCCAGAACTGGAAGATGGTCTACCAGCAGGAGCAGGTGGTCGAGGATGCTATTTTCCCTGCCAACAAGGTTGCGGCTTCTATCGACGGCATGCGAGCAGCGGGACTCATGTCCCCAGGCGCCCCAGGTCATCGACCCCACGGCATGGATGGCCTCTACGTTGTGGGGGGTTTCGACCCTGCCATCACTGGGCACGCAGCAGCAGTGGTACTGGGTGTCGACCGTATGTCCGGGATGCGGTATGTCCTTGACGTATGGACAGCCCCGAACCAGAAGCCAGACGACCTCTTCGACAAGCTGAAGCAGTGGACCGTGAAGTACCACATGCACGAGTGGGTCATCGAGAAGAACGCGATGAACCTGATGGTCACCCAGAACCGCGAGCTGAGGAACTTCCTCGGCTCCAGGGGCACCATCCTCAAGGAGCACTTCACCGGCAACAACAAGAACGACGCCGACTTCGGCGTCGCCTCGATGGCCATGCTATTCGATGGCGCCCTGGAAGACCGGGGCCTGATCCGCCTGCCGAGCCGATCCCAGAACGAGGGCACGAAGGCCCTCGTCGAACAGCTCACCACCTGGTTCCCACAGAGCAAGGCGAAGCAGGACACGGTCATGGCGCTGTGGTTCGCAGAGACCAGGGCCCGTGAGCTGGTGAACGACATCGAGACGGCGTTCCACCTGAACAACGAGTACCAGTCCGAACGCGACAAGCGCAAGCAAGTGACGATCGACCTGGACTACCTGAGCCAGGCTGACCCGAACGCAGGCTTCGGAGGCTGGTCATGAGGTGGATAGCCCACACGTGGGCAGCCGTCTGGCCCAACCTGCTGGCATCCCTTCTATGGGTGCCAGCCACCATGATCCACGTAACGCGGTCGAACCGCAAGCATCTGAAGATCTTCCTGGGCAAGGAGCCTGGGGTCGACGAGAAGGAGAGCACCAATGACTGACCTCTGGATGCCGGGGGCACAGAAGCACCCGGTAGGCAATGTGGGGGCCATGAGTGGTGGCCCTGCTCGTGCTACCCATCACTCCACCTCGAACGAGAAGGACTGGACCTTCAGCAACGAGCTGGGCTGGTTCACTGGTGGCGGCGCCGACGTGGCGCCTCACCTTCTGGCCGATCCGTTCACCGGGCAGGTCGCCCAGTTCTTCCCCGCCGACTCCCGCTCCTTGAGTCTCCAGAACGCTGGAGACGTCAAGACCAACCGGACTGGTGAGTACAATATCCAAATCGAGTGGGTCTTCACGGCGGGCGAGACGGTCAACGGCAAGGTCTACCACACCCTGGCTGAGACTCCGATGAAGCCGTGGCCTGCGATCCACGCCTGGCTGAAGTCGCTCGGCATCGTCGACGGATTCCCCGGCGGCGCCCCTGTGGACCTCTCCCGTGACACGGTGAGCCTCGGTACCTGGCTGAGCAAGGGCGGGCACTACACGCACGCCCAGGTCCCTGGCAACACGCATGTCGATCCTGGTCCGATGGGCAACCTGTTCGCAGCGAAGCCCGCACCCATCTACGCACCGTTCCCAGGTGACAAGTACTTCTTCTATGGCCGCACAGCAAAGCTCGTGACAGAGGTTGGTAAGGCCCTAGTGAAGGCAGGTTACAAGGGATACAAGGTGGGCCCGTCGCCGGTCTTCGGGCCGGGCGACCGTAAGGGTATCGCCTGGTTCCAGCGCAAGCAGGGCTGGACCGGTGCTGACGCCGACGGTCACTTCGGTCCCGAGACCTGGAAGCGGCTGAAGGTGGCGCAGCCCAAGTGAACCCTTACGGAGTGACGTGGGCCGCCATCACGGCGGCCTTCGCCGCCACTGAGGCTACCGCCCTGGCCAAGCATGACTGGGACGGGACGTTCACTGAGAACGTCCGCAAGCTCTTCCAGATCCACACCAAGGTGGGCCGGGCCAGCTTCATGCTGGTCTGGTCGGCTTTCAGCATCTGGTTCTTCGGTCACATCCTAGAGATCTGGCCCTGACGACTAAGGAGGTGGCATGGCCCTCACACTGGATAACATCTTCTCTAAGACCGAGTCACTGAGGCGGGCCGCCAGAGACAGGGACCAGCGGCACAGAGACGTCCACGACGTCCGGTCCGGCGACATCGATACGGTCATCCCGGGCTCGATGCCCGACGCGTGGCCTAAGCCGATCGTGGCCAACCTGGTCGATACGAGTGCTCGCGACATGGCCGAGGTCATGGGCGTGATGCCCTCCGTGAACTGCACGACGTCGATCACCTCGACGTACAAGTCCAAGCAGTTCAACTCCAAGAAGACGAAGATCGCCACCTGGTACCTGATCGAGTCCCGGATGTACGCCGGGAAGCAGATCGTAGTCTCGGACTACTACCTGACGTACGGTATGGCGATCTATGTCGTGGAGCCCGACTTCCAGGAGAAGCGCCCTCACATCCGGATCGAGAATCCGATGGGCGTCTACCCCGAGTTCGACGCCTTCGGGCGTCTCCGCTCATACACCAAGGTGTGGCGGGAAGAGGCGGTCCACCTGGTCTCCAAGTTCCCTCAGCTTCTGAGGGTTCTCCAGGCGAACCAGTCGCAGGCTTCTCAGGCTGGCTGGCAGGAACGCGAGATCGAGGTCGTCAAGTACACCGACAATGACCGCATCGTGATGTTCCTGCCGCAGCACGGCAACCAGGTTGTTGACCAGATGGACAACCCGATGGGCAAGATCTACGTGTCCATCGGCAAGCGTCCTGGGTTCGACAACGAGGTCCGTGGTGCGTTCGATGATGCCATCTGGGTTCAGCTCGCGAAGAGCCGCATGGCTCTCCTCGGCCTGGAGGCCACGGAGAAGAATGTCCGTGCTCCTCTTGCTGTCCCCCGCGATGTCCAGAAGATGACGTTCGGCGACGATGCGATCATCCGTACCGACAACCCGCAGCACATCACCCGCGTCGGGCTGGCTAACAACGTGGCCCCGATGCAGGAAGCCCAGCTCCTCGAACAGGAGCTGCGTACAGGTACGCGCACGCCTGAGGCGCGTTCAGGGCAGATGGATGCCTCTGTAATCACCGGTCGTGGAGTGCAGGCCCTCATGGGCGGCTTCAACACTGTCATAACCACCGGCCAGCAAGTCATCGGCGAGGCGCTCCGCATCGCCATCAACCTGGCCTTCGAGATGGATGAGAAGCTCTGGGGCCAAGAGAAGAAGACGATACGTGGAACAGTCCAGGGAAGCCCCTTCGAAGAGACCTACCAGCCATCCAAGGATATCGACGGAGATTATACGGTCGACGTCACTTATGGTTTCGCTGCGGGCCAGGATCCTGCACGAGCTATCGTCGGCCTGCTCCAACTGCGTGGTGACCAGCTCATCTCGCGAGACTTCTTCCAACGACAGCTCCCGATGAACATCGACGTTGTCCAGATGCAACAGCAGATCGACAACGAACAGTTCACGGACGCCCTCAAGCAGGGCGTCATGGGCTACATGCAGGCCATCCCGCAGATGGCCCTCCAGTCGCAGGGACAGTTCGATCCGGTCCCTGAACTCCAGAAGGTTGCCAAGCTCATTGAGCTGCGAGAGAAGGGGAAGCCGGTACACGAGGCTGTTCTTGACATCTTCAAGCCTCCGAAGCAGACTGCGCAGGCTCAGGCACAAGACCCCCTGGCTGCCGCTCTAAGCGGCGCTCAGGGCCCCGGTGGACCTGGAGGACCCGGAGGGGCTGGAGGGGCCGCACAAGCGAACATGGCGGGCGTTACGCCCCAAGCTGGAGAGCAGCAGGGACGTGACCTGATGTCTCTCCTGTCTGGTCTCAACTCTAAGGGCCAGGCGACCATGGGGGCGCAGACGCGCCGCCAGCAACCTGTATAGGAGATCAACATGGGTTACACACAGACCAGCAGTGAGACCAGCCACATCGGTGAACTGAGTGGCGGACTCTTCGCCGGGGACCACGCCCCTGAGGGCGTGTTCCAGTCCCTCAAGGGGATGATGCTCACTCCTCCGGAGCTGAGCTTCGACATCCAGGACCACAACGACGGCCCCGACCGGCTCAACCAGGAAGAGGCCAAGGTCGAGTGGCGTACTCACGGGCCTGTCGAGTCCGGTACGTTCAGCCCGGATGCACTGACCCGGGGCACCGACAAGCACATGCCGAAGTGATTCGATTGGGGGGGTGTTGCCGCCTCAGGCCACCCTTAAACGGCAGTTCTCGGATGCGCCCCAATCAATCTAGGAGGAGTTATGGCTGACGTCGCTGGCCCTGGCCAGTTCAGCAAGCGAACAGACAAGGCTGTAGGCGAGGCTAACCGTAACCTGCCCAACGCCGGTTACGGCGAACAGGCTGCCTATCAGGAGGCCCAGCAGGGGCTCCAGGAGCCGCAGAAGGTTGACGTCTCCGGGATGAACTTCGGGGACCTCTTCGGGGATGCGGCCTCCAGGGTGACTCCGCTCAGCGCTCCCACGAACCAGCCTGATGTACCGGTCACGGCAGGCGCCGCTTCCGGCGCCGGGCCTGGCATGGAGGCTCTCAACCTGGCGGACCAGAAGAGCGAGGATCTCCAGTCGCTTCAGCGCTGGAGCACGGTCCTGGAGTTCATGGCCAACCAGCCGGGAGCCTCGTGGGCTATGCGCAACTATCTGCGCCAGATCAAGGGGCAGCAGTAATGGCCGACCTTGAGTACCAGTACGGTGGCCAGTGGTTCGACGACATGGGCTCCCTGGCGTTCGCCATGATGGACTCGCCTGTAGCGGGAGTCGAGCTGGCTAACTCGCCGCTGGATCGTATCCAGACGAACCAACTCGCCAAGAACATGATGGGTTCTGGCATCAACCCGTATGACGACGGGGGACAGATGGAGGGCTAATGGCTGGCAACATCTCGCCGAAGGACATGGAGACCATCTCCGACGGCGTCCTCAACAACCTCACCACCGTGGACCAGCTCCCTGGCGGGGTGAAGAACGCCCTCATGCAGTACTGGGGCAGCATGGGGATCGATGCCACCAAGCCCGACAGTCAGATCACTCAGGACCAGCTTGCCGCGCTGAAGGCGCAGCGCGAACAGCAACAGGGCGGGATCTTCGACTCTCCGGTCTTCAAGCCGATCGAGTGGGTAGGCGCCAAGATCTACCAGGCGTACAGCTCTACCGTTTCCCCCGCCCTGTCGGTCGCCGGAATGGCGGCTCACTCCCTGGTGTACGGACGACCCGACTACATTGGTGAGGACGGCGAGTGGGACGCCGTCAAGGACTACTGGAACTACGCCCACAAGATCAGCCCCGGTCAGTCCATCTGGGAACTGGGCTTCACCAACAAGGAACTCCAGTCCCGGGGCATCTCCCCGAAGCAGATCTCCGAGGACACGGCCCTCCAGGCCGAGGGCAAGTACCGCGACAAGCCTACGACTGCTGACCCGTTCGGCATCAAGACCCGTAGCCAGGAGTACTTCGGCAGTGGTGCCAGCAAGTACGTCACTGGTGCTACAGACTTCGCCGTCTCCTGGTATGCCGATCCTCTGGTCCTGACCGGCAAGGGATTGGGCGCTCTCAAGAACGCCAAGTTCAGCCGCTCGGTATCCGAGACGATCACAGCGGGGGAGAAGACAGCCCTCGGGGCTAACCCCGCACTGACGGCAGAGCAGGCCAACAAGCTCGCGTGGGACAGCTTCTCTACTCGACAGCCCTTCCAGAACCTGACCGACCACATCTGGAACATCAAGGCAGCCAACCCGGACACAGCCGCTGCACGGCTGGCACGGGACGTTCCCACCCTGGCCAAGGGTGCTAACGCCCCTGCTGCCGCAGCCCTGCTCTCGCAGGCGACCAGCAAGACCGAGGTGGCCAACGTCCTGCGCGTCACCATGGGCGACAACGTGGCCAACGAGGCCCTGAAGATCCAGAACGGTGAGCTTGCCTTCCAGATCGACGCACTGAACTCGAAGGTCTCCTCGATCGGCAACTACTACCAGGGCCTTTCTGATGCCCAGAAGCTGACGCCGTTCGGTCAGCGCGTCAAGGCGCTGATGGACAGCAAGTCCCAGCAGATCGCACGACTGGACCGTGACAGTCAGATTGTCACCGACAAGATCAATGCGTTCCGCTCGATCGGTGAACTGAACTTCAATGCGATCACCACACCGGCTGGCCTCAAGGTGAAGAACGCCTGGCAGGCGTCCCGGACGTGGCAGCCCATGAGGGATGGCGGGTTCATCCGT